CGCTTGTATGGAAGGTAGTGTGAGGAGAATCGCAGTAGAGCTTAGGCTCGTGGCAGCATCGACTGCTAATCTCGAGGACCCACGCATTGCCCCACCAGCATGTATTGTCACTGATGGGGAACTAGCACTGGGTATTACTGATGATCATCTAGAAGGAGTTGAGCGTTGCTCAGCTCTTATCAAGCGGATACATCAGCTAGGGAAAGGAATGGTAACGCTCTGCACGAATCGATTATTAATCGATACGGGAAAGAATTACCAATCCTTGACCTTTAAGGCAGCTAATGCACGCGGGAAAAGATTTCGCCGCGATTGGATTATGCAAGCCCTTGGACCTGTTACAAACGATCTGAAAGAGCCAATAGGACTCAATCAGGCCGGACGTACACGGGTAATTAGTGACCTAGGAAGGGGTCTCATCTCAAGGAGAGAGGCAACCTTCTTAGGTATACAATTTAGTCTTTTAATAGCAACACGATTTAAAGTACTCCAACTCAACGAGTGGGATGATTTTAGGCGGTTCCTATTTAAAGAAGTCTACGAATGCCGATGTATAACTACTTTAGGTAAGACCTACAAGAAGTTTACAACAGCAATCGGGAACCATTTGCTTCGTAATAAGCTTAAGGATGACCCAAGTGGTCAACTTAAAGAGATTGTGAAGGAATGGAATGTGGCGAAACAGATCACATTGCTCTTAATTCGAATGGAAATTGATTTATTCAAATCCATGGAAGATAAAGAGGCAATGTGGTATGTTGCCCATCTAACCCAAAGCAGGTTTCTACCGGGCCCTAGTAGGGCGGAAGTATTGAAAGAGCTTTTGGGACTTAAAGAAAGATTATGTGGTGAAAGGGACAATTGGTCCAAGACACGCGAGAAAACTTTCTCTATTTCATCTGCAGCATATGTAGTTGGAAGCGAGTTACGGGAATCCAAGGGGTTCCGGTTACCGACTCAAGGACATTTGTCCTTGTCCAACTCTGGCTGTATCGAGTTCACAAGAAGAGAAGGGGGCAAACTAGCCCTTCTTTGGACAGCATACAAGACGTTTATTAAACATCCTGTATCTTACTTCTTTGAATTAACCACAAAAGAAAATGAAACTCTAACGAGCTCGCGAGCACTGCTTCAGCGTGTCAAGTTAAAAGTCAATTCGAAAGTGGGAGAAGGTTCGGACATAACTGCAATGAGGGGCCCCTATGGGGAGGAAGTGTATCTGTCGGTTAGCCAGACACACTATACTCATGGCGATTATGAACGAGATCAAAAGATCCTTAAAGATTGGAAGGAAGTAACTGGATTCCGGTTACCTAATTATCCTCTTAAGGATTTAGTAGAAGCACGCAGTACTGCATGTATCCCTGTATTCCAGGATTTTCCTGAACTAGCAGAGTTACTACCCGAAGGGGTTGCAAAATGTGATGCTTATGATATTGCAATGGTTAACCTAAAAAGGAAAATCACGCAATTAGAAGATGAACTCATAGGTACGTACGACCCATTGGGTAATACGATATGCAAATCTCAATACAGGGATCTACCCTTATGGAAAATTGCATACCTAGAGGAACCTTTGCCTGATACTGATTTCCGAGAACAAGATTATATCAAGTTCGAAGACGGTATCAAGCTGATGGAAACTAGAGCAGGGGTAGACAGCCGATTTGGCCAGCTACTCTTCCTCTGGGCATCCATAGAGTTCGAGAACTGGAATAAAGATCGAGAGGCATTGCCTGTCGAAGCTGTTCCAATTTCCGAACCTGGGGTAAAAGCAAGGATTGCAACCAAGTCATTGATTTGGGTGAATCTCTTCCTTTCTCCTGCCTCACACTTCATCAAGGATATTATGTTAAGAATACCTGGATGTCGTGTAGGTCTAAAAGGTTCAGACCACGCGTGGAACTTTGAGGCCAGCTGGGGCCGTCATTGTGACAAGTGGAATGAATCTGAAGCTCAATGTATCTCAACATCGGATCTGACATCAGCGACAGATTATCTTGAGCATGACATGGGCATAATTGCAATGAAGAGCTTCCTAGACGGGGTCGGTATTACCGGACTCGAGAGGAAATATCTCAATGCAGCAATAGAACTTAATGCGTCCGCCAGATTATTACTGGAGAAGCCTGGTGCCTTTGTAAAAAAGGGCCAGATACGGAACGTTAAAGTTTATAAGAAGTACTCCGAAGATAAAGGTTACACCAAGGGTGAAATCACATATCAAGGGGAAACTTACAACGGATTTATCACAAGGCGAGGTCTCCTAATGGGAGAACCTATGACTAAAATGATATTATCCTTATTCTCTATAGCAGCCGAAAGATCTGCAAGAGCAAGTTCTCTTACGATCTATCCTAGCTTAGCAGAATTCAATATGAGCAGACGCAAGCGGCATATCTATGCATGCGCAGGCGACGATCATGTTGGTGTTGGGAAACTTGATTACTTAGAGCAGATTCCAAAAGTTTTGGAAGCCTGGTCTGGAGTTATCTCGTGGGACAAGTATTGCATCTCCGATGTCGGAGCGCATTACTGCCAAGATTTCCTATTACTTCCGAAGCCAGGACCCCGATACGCCATACGTCAACAAGACGCTTTAGCGAACGTGGGTATCCAACGACCGAAGTTTAAACTCGATCACATTCCAATCCGGTTTCTATCCG